ACACTGGCTCTGCTGTAGAGGTAGAGAACACCACCTTAGAGGTGCAGAGTCATCTGACTAACATCCTCCGTGGTATTGATGTGTACAGCCCAACAGCAACCGGTCCTGCCTCCTACAACAATGTTATGGACTTGCTGTCTAAGCCTAGCGTTGGTAAGTTTGTGGTCAAGCAGGGTGGGTTTGCTGATCCTGTAGCTGCATCCAAAGCTGGTGAAGTGTTAGAGTTTGAGTATAACAACGTAGTGCTTCCCCTGATTAAGGTTGAGTGGGAAAGAACCAAAGCTGGTGGTACTGCTAACATCACCTACCAAGGTAAGACTTCTGTGCCGGGCATTAAGAATCAGAAGCCTACGGCCAGCCTTATCACTCCCAAGTTCATTGGTAGTGGTGTAGTGTTCTCTGCTAACCCGGGCGTTAAGGATTCGTTTACGCGTAGCCGAGCAGCTGAGTTGAATGAAAAGATTAGCCCTGTGCTGAATCGAATCATCCGTACAGCAGCCCACCTGTCTGGGTCAACAGACTACAAGGCAATCTACGAGCAGAACTTTTCAACACTGTTTGAGGAGCCGGAAGCAGCAAAGAAGGAGGAGACTGAATGAGAGAGCTGATGACCAAACAACTCCGTCGTGATGAGGGGGTTGTAGATCATGCTTATACTGATAGTGAGGGGTATTTGACTATTGGTGTAGGCCGGCTTATTGATAAGCGGAAAGGGGGGAGACTTACAGATGTTGAGATGGACTTCCTCCTAGCTAACGATATAGCTGAGAAGGAGGCAGAGCTAGAAGCTCGTGTAAGCTTCTACAACAGCTTGAGTGAGGCAAGGCGTGGGGTACTATTGAACATGGCCTTTAACCTCGGTGTAGGTGGCTTGTTGGCCTTCAAGAACACACTTAAGCTTGTAGAGCTGGGTATGTACGAGAAGGCTTCTGTCGAGATGCTANACTCAAAGTGGGCGAGGCAAGTAGGNAACAGGGCNACAAGACTATCAAAACAGATGGCCACTGATGAGTGGCAGTAGGGGGAGTAGTGCTTGGAATCATTTCACAGATAGTNGCACCTATTGGTGCTGTAGTGTCCACTTGGATTAACGGCAAGCAGAAGATAGCAGAGGCTAAGGTAGACCGAGAAGTGAAAGCTCTCACCTATGAAGCCAACTGGGATGTAGTGCAAGCTGAGGCCAGCAAGAGTAGCTGGAAAGACGAGTGGCTTACCATCATAATCTCTATACCATTGGTGCTTGCATTTATGCCGGGTATGGAGGTTTACATTGCGAACGGATTCGCTGTACTTGAGGCATGCCCAGAATGGTATAGGTACCTAGTGGGGGTTGTGTTTGCTGCATCCTTCGGGTATAAGAAAGCCACTGCCCTCTTCGGGAAGAAATAGTGTCTATGGATAATGTGTTGACATGGGCTCAGCCAGTCATCACAGTTGTCAGTCTTACGTTTGGTGGTGGTATACTCTATGGGGATGTCCAAGATGTTAAGGACGCTGTAGAGCGCAGTGCTGGGCTTGCAGGTCAAGTGCAAGTGATAGAGGTGAAACTGACTCAGGCCGAGCAGTCACAGAGAAAGACAGTAGAGGCCTTGGAGAAAGTTGTTGACGCGGTGAATAAGCTGAACACTTCGGTGGGTAAGCTGGAAGCAAGGTTAGAGAAATAGAAACGAAAAAAGCCCCCAAGGAGAAGAGCCGTTAAGCTCTAACCCAAGGGGGCTTCTTTTTGCCTAGATTAAAAGGTCAATAATAAGGATGGCAATGAAGAAGAGCTGTAGCCCAACTATTCCCCATCCTATTGATGACATCAGTTGTATTCCATTACTTATGTTTCTCATCACCTTAGCCCCGCTTAGGGGCACTCCATAGATTGATTGGTGGGAACTTCATGTCAGGCCAGCTCACAGAAGCCTCCTGCACAAGCAAGCTCCGCTGCCAAGTTGATTGCCTTCCCGTCAGCTTCGAACACTTCGTCAATGTTGATTGCTGATAGGTGAGGGAGCATTGACTCATACACCTCCTTAGTACAGTCTTCAAAGGGCAACTGTGGGTAGGCCTCACTACCATAGTAGGGCAACACACTAATGCCGTTATAGTGATCCCGGTTGACCCACATCCACTCAACCAAGCCAGACCACTCATTGTCCTTTACACTAATGGTGCAGGATACGTTGTGACGATTACTGCCCTTGCTGTGGCCAGCATCAACCCACTCTACACTAACCTGCTTGACTCGCTCCAGCAGATTAAAGATGGACTCAGTACGAACACAAGCTCCGTCTGGGGCCTTCTGTGGGAACGACAACACCACCTGATGTTCTACCATAACATCCTGCTCTACCAGTGCAGGTGCTACTCTCATCATATACTGGGCCAGCTCTTCGTCCTTACCAGCTCGCATGCGACGAATGTAATAATCGTTATGCCAAGCGTGAATGCCACTAGAACAACCAAGAACAAGACTAGTGGTGCCAGCAGGCTTAACTGTAGTAATACGCTCAGCTGGGTTAATGCCGATGGCTTTGCTGTACACTTCGTTGGTTCGTTTGGCCTCACTAGCGGCCTCCGTCATGTTAAGCTCAGTGACAGTGTTGGAGGCAATGCCTGTCATACTAACACCGAGCAATGCGCCCCGTTCACACGTTTCACGCCACTTGGGATTCAGGTAGTGGAAATCTGTATACCCTGCCTGCAAGGTGCCGATGAATGCACCAGCAGCACTAACCTCATTGAAGTCCTCCTGACCCTTAACCATAGAGGCNTTAATCTCTGTGAGGTTGCACATCTGATAGGGTTCTAGTGCAATNTCGCAACAGGGATTCGTNCCCCAATCAGCATCGTTGTTCCAGTAGACCCCGGGCTCACCACAGCCGCTCTCCTCAACACGACGCATCAAGGTGTAGAACTCTTCTACTGTCACTTCTCCCCGCACCAGCACAGCACTGTTATTGGCACGACCACGGTGTGGGTGTGTCTTCCACCACTCCCCAGACTTGCACGTAATCATGTCCTCATCCCAGCGGTCGAACAGGGCAATCATAGCAGCCCGTCGGATACCACCAGCCAATACAGCATCAGCAATGATACAAGCAGCGTCATGCACCTCAATGGGCATTAGTTGACGCCCTACAGCTCCAGAGAAGAGCTTAGCGAGCTTTTCCACACAAGTCCGTAGTGGGGCTGGGCCCGGGGCTAAACCACCTGTGGTGACAAGCTCTGACCCCTTCTCACGTACATCCCGATAGTCGAACACAGGAAGGGCACCGCCAGTAAGAAAGGCTTTAGACACAACCTTAATGGCATCAGACCAACCCACAATACTATCTTGAACTTGGAACTTGTGGTAGTTACGGGACGATGGCTCTACCACTACAGGCAGCTGACCAACGTGTCGCCCTTGCACTGAGTAGCCCATACCTGTGCCACCAAGTAGGAGGAACATCAGCTCTGGGAAGAAGTGGTAGTCCTCTGCTGGCATGTATGCACAGTTGAAGATGCGATTGTGTGCCAGCTCGATAGGCCGGCCCCCAAACTGCAAGCTCCGCATGGATGGCAGTACACGCTTAGTCTCCACAAACTGGGAGTAGACAGCGTTGATCTGGTCATGCAGCTTGGGGTATTTACGTTGATGCATCTCTTTGTTGCGGGTAACAATCTCTAGGTAGTTCTCCCGACGACCCTTTTCTTTAAGGAATTTTGCATATTTCCCAAACACTACGATGTCACTAAGTGCTTGCTTATCTGTTTCAATACTCTTTACTTGCGCCAACTCAACTCTCCAAATTATTTTCTAGAAAAAACTCTTGCCTTTCCCACCCCATTACTCCTCCAACGGCACAACTACAGTTATCACGTCCACAGACACACCCCTATCCTTTAGGAGCTGCAAATAGACAGACTGTACACTGTCATGCAGTCTACCATCAGGAAGCTCATAAGTGATCTCAGCCTGTCCAGTGCAACAGTCACATGGTGATTCCTCGAAGGAGTAGTGCTCAAGTACAGTGACTACATCATTCATCCGCTGTCTCCTCA